GTTTTCCGCTCCTTAAGTAGAATCGTATTTTGCAACATTCGACAGTACGCGGACGGGTACCTAAACGCTTTAAAGCTATAGCACCAGTCCAGACACTTACCAGCTCCGGGACAAGTAAACTCCGGAAGAGCGGAAAAGTTCACAAACTTAAGTTTAGTATTTGCATTAGCAAATATTGAAAATAGGTCCTGTGAGTTTCCGTCTTTATTATTTGCGTAATAAGCAAACACACGCGATAGCTTCATAAAGGTATAACCCCATGTGCCGGATTGTTTAACCTTTCCAACTCTGTAAGCATACGCGCGCAAGATTTGCGCGCGTTGCTCAAAGGTTTTCGCGTTAATTACCTTTTTTGCTAAATTCCTAAGCTTTAGTTTTGTCATGGTTCCACGATTTGATTCTATTTTAGTCATCTTTAATTTCCTCCAATTCAAACCCCAAAGCATGGTGATCTGCTTTATATTTCTTATCGTCTAGTAGATTAATTACTTGCGTTTCTCCGGGACCATCGTATTTGGTCGCGTCACCAGTAAACGACAAACATTGATCACCGTAACCTTCCGCATATCGAACGCTGAAATCACAGTTCCAGTTTCCATAGACTGGGCAGTTCTTTTTTGCGATTTCTAAAGCTTCCTCAAAAGTTCGCGCCTCAACCCAAAAATCATAAGCGTTTGACTCCATCAATGATTTGGTGAAGAAATACGTTTTCTTTTGTACTGGTAACTTTGGTTGTTTCTTAACCCATTGATTAATTTTTTGAATGTCCATCATTAACCCCCAATCGAAATAAGCGCGCTTAGCGCGTCGGAATGACAACCATAAAACCCCAAATAGGAATCACCACGAATAATCGCGTATTGTTGCCGTATAGATACAAATACAATTCTCATTTTGCTTATAGTCATTTTTGACTATCTCCATATAAATAAAAACTAGGAACTCAAAACACTACTTAAGGATTCAATTAAATCGCTGCTTGTAAGGTCTGGACGTAAGCGCGTGATATGCGCAAACCGTGGTTTCAGCTTTACGCCATGCTTCATAAATCGACACTCTACAAATTTACCCAGTAGATCATTACGGAACCGCCATGAATCCGGAACCACAACACCGGCTCCGGGTTTAGCTGCAAACTCGATTCCATCGGATGACTTTAATAAATAGCTTCCAATTTTGCCGGTTCTCTTGCCACCTTTTAAACGTTGCTTGAATCCGATGATTTTAGAATCCACCGTCACCCACTGCTTTAGTTTAAAGATAATTCCCTGTTTCATCGTCGCGCGTCCATGCTTATAAACACTGTCAGGTTTACGCAAAATCAAACCTTCAAAACCTTGTTCAATTGCTTGAGCAAATAACCGCGCTAAATCATCATCATTATTAATCTGATACTGGACCAGAGGCGCGACAGTATCCAATTTTCGATACGTAGTGACCGTTGTTTGGTACCGATTTAAAAACGGTTCGGAACTATCAGAAATCCATTCATCAACGCTGAGACTATCAAACGCATAAAACCGAATCGCGGAATCTATAGACCCGGAGCGTAGATTGGATGCGAGTTCGTCAAACCTAAATTGACGGCTATAGATTTCACCATCAACCACAGTTTGCAATTCCTTTGCGGTTTCTATCAAATCAGAAAAATAATTGTGTACTGCCTCATTAAACGGTTTCCAGTTCCGCGAGAAAATGCCGTCCGGAGTTACCAACGCGCGGAACCCGTCCAGTTTCGCGGATGCTAACAGAGGATATTTGTCTGTGTAAAATCCGGTGCCTATTTCAGGTGATTTATTAGGAGCTAATAAACAGTTCATTTTGTTAATTTCATTTTCCATCGTTTAGGATTCCTTATTTTCATTCCAAAGATCAACAATATATTGGTATGCGTAACCGGCACATTCACCCACTGGAATAAGGCGGTGATACTTGTAAAAGTAATCCAGAATAATGTCAGGAATGACCACATAATCCCATGCCCAGATCTCACTAATTGACAGGTTATCCTCGTGCCATTCCAGCGCGCGTTCGTGCGCGTTTTCCAACTCTATACCCAACAGTCCAGCGTAACGCCTGCGCTCCTTTACGCCTTCGGGAAATGTGTAATAACTTTCACCGTTAAACAATCGTTTTAAATAGTAATGTTGAGTGAATATCTCATTAACAATCAATGCCGCATACGTTGACTCCGGGACATCATTCTTCCCAAAGGTTTCGGCGTACTTTTTTGAAATGTGCAAATCGTATTGTGCGAACATGAAGTCGTTAAAAGTATTCTGTAACATCGTTGATTGAACGCAATTCCAGTCTTCGGGGTTCGCGGGAAATTTTCCATTTTCGTCTTGTGTCATTAATAGATTGTTTGCTTCCGGGTTAGGAACAAAATATTCGCGTCCATCACGGTCGTCCCCCGTTGGATACACTACCAAAAGCAACTCAACAGATATTGCGTTTTCCTGCGTGTTAGGTTCCATCGGTTCGCGTGGATTCGTGAAAACCAAACTATCTTCATAAGCTTGATAAACAACGTCCCCATGAGCGTCTAAATGCCTAAATTCCCATTCGTAATTACCACTTAATACCATTGTTAAAACTCCATAAAAAAGGTTTGTAAATACTTGCCATACTATAGTCTTTTTTGACTACCTAATAAAGACTATCGGACTATTTTTCAGGCTCCTTAAGACGAATTTATTTGAGCGCAAGTTAACCGTTTTAACTGTCGATAAATATTTAGACTTGCGCGGGAATTAAACCCGCGCTATAAATAGAAAACAGCGATTCCAAACTCAGCGTATGATTTTGGGAATCGCGTTTTTAATGCGCTTTGTCATTTTGGCAATGCGCAAATTTTGATCAAATCGGCAGATATTGATATTTTGCCAACCTGGCAGTGTTTAATTTTTAGACCCCGCTGGTAGGGGGGTGTGTGATTTTCATACACCCAAAAAAGTGACGGTCGCACGTTTTTTTAAGTCACTACCTCAGAAAATTTCTTCAGACAAATTCTGTGTGAACGGACGTTGCCTCCGCGACGGTGCAATTATTTAGTTTGTGCGCGA